ATTTTCGTAATGTGCATTAATCTTCTTCTTTTTCTACAATCATTTTTTCAATTTGCGGTTCGTCAATTTCTTTTGAACAATGCCAACAAATAGAAACATGGCCATTTTCAGAATCCCAAGCCATTTGTTCAGCTTCTTCTTTGTTATTTGCTTCAAATTCTCCAATATATTTCGTTCCTGTTACAACACCATAAACTTTGTATTTTGGCATAAAATTCACCCTTTCTTATTTCACAGTTTGAATCAACCCCGAATCTTCGGTATTTCCGTTCCTCCTAAATGCTTGCAATCATTCCCCATCCTGCTACTACATTTCCGGAACAAGCGACAGCGTGTCATGCACGCCATCAGCTTGTCCTCACGAATCATCCATGCCGGCCGGTCGTCTGCGATCAAGACGTTTTGCATTTCTCAATCACCCCTAAATAATCTAGTAAAATACCATTTTTTGATTTCACCAATTCACAGTTCATGATAAACCACTCATACGGAACACTCTTTCTACCGCCCTCATTTGCCTTTCTAAGCCATTTTTCTAACTCTGAAAGTGAAAGTATATAGACTTCATTTTTCTTAGCAAATTCGACGAGTATGAAGCTGATACCGCCATTGTCTTGCCAGCGTTTCAAAAACTTGAATTGATGATCTTCTATGTTTGAGAGAGGGAAGCGTGTCCTCTCTCTTGTGCTCTTTGCATCAAATGCGATTGCCCTTCCGTTATAGCAACCGATAAAGTCAACTGTGCTTTTCCTTTCAGGAATAGCTCTGCTTGCTTTTGTTTTCCGGTCATAAAAGACTTTCCAAGGAACTGGTACTTTCTGTATTGTCGCAATGCCTTTCTGTGCATATTGAGCATTCGTCCGTTCAATCAGATGTTCAAAGCTCATGCCGCGGTTTGCATAGCTGACTGCCATCCAATCACCTCAATAGTTTGAATCTTGCCTTCTATGATTCTCGGCATTCTTTTTCATGTACGCTTCTTCGATTTGGTCCCATGTGAAACCGAGCATTTCGCCTAGAATATAAAATTCTTCAAATAAATTAATCCAATCGATAGAATGTACTAGTTCATTAACATTTTCGAAAACTAATAAAAATTGCTGAGTAATATCCGTTTCATCTGATGTTAATTCATCCCATTTAGTTTCCGTTCCGTAAATTACTGGTATGTTCAATTCCAACCCAATACTCAAAATGAAATGAAGGCAATCAACGTATTCTTCTAGGAGTGGGTTATATTCTTTGTAAACATCTCCCGATGATTTGCAGTCAGGGCATACACCAGTACCATCATCACCCGAACCATTGCACCATTTGCACTTTATCTGTTTATAATCTTTTATTCTCGGCTCTTGGTCATTACTCCAAAATTTGAACCCCCGCCAACAATTTGCCAATTCGCCTAATTCAACTTGCAGCGCTAATATCTTTTTAGCAAGACGATCTTCACCAGGTTGACGCGGATGTTGTTGTTCTATTCGCAAATCCAATTGTTTTTGCATTTCAAATAATTTTTGGATATTCATTCTAATCACCCTTTAAATTACTGTTTTCCATACTTTGAATTCGCAAATCCGGGTAATATGGTAATGTTTAACTCCATATAATTTCGCCAGTTTAGTTGTAGTAAAGAATTTAGGGTTAGTCTCTCTCCAATTACGTATGTTTCTAACGTCTTGAGCCGTCAATTTAGCGAAACTATGTCTTTCTCCTTTTTGGTTACGCAAGCCGTTTTTATCTGCATGAATCATATTTTCCGATCTAGTTACCCACTCTAGATTTTCCGCTCGATTATCGTTTTTAATGCCGTTGATATGATTAACTTGTTCTTTGTTATGAGGATTTTCAACAAAGCATATTGCTACTAACCTATGGACTAAATATTTCTTTTGTCTACGCCCATCTCTCAGACCGACATATTCATATCCACTTTTCGTTAAGCGTTTTTTCATAACGACTGTCTGGTTAGTGTTTTTATACTTTAAAGAACGAACCCTACCTAAGTTGCTAACTTGATATTTACCATCAAACCCCGGAATGTCTTTCCATATCTCCTGTTGCTCATCCAACTGCCGCTGCAACTCAAACAACTTTGATAGATTCATCGTTTCCCCCCTAAAATAGCATTCCGATCAAAAATCCCAAGATAAATCCTACCGACATTGCTAATACAGAAAATACCGCATAAGTCATAGTGTATTCTTTCATGATTGCACCGCCTTTTCTTTTGTGAGCAGGTACCGCAACGTATAGTAGTCCAAGTCATAGATGGATTGCCCTTGATGTTCATGTATACCGAGATCGATTAACTGACGGATGATAATTTGCCGCTTCAACTCCTGACTCAACCAGACCTTCTCAATCAATTTTCGACATCTCCCTTCCGATCTTGATTCTCTCTGCTATATACATGTGTTCAAGTTCTCCAAGCGACAATTCGTACAGCTGCTTGCCATCTTTCGATTCATACACCTCATGATTGATCAACCAATTAATCAAAAATCGCCTTCTCTTTTCGACTGCTTCTTTCGCTGCCATTTCGTTTAATACCCTCCATTCTCTTTATTAACTCTAAGAACCATCCGCGATCCTTTGTGTCTAGTGATAAGTCAATCAATATGTTCAAATCATCGTCACTAATAGATTGATCAAGTTTTTCAACACGATAAGATTCAAACATGCCGAGATTGTTTCGATATCCATAGAAATATTTTTCATCGCTATTAATAAATTCCGTGTAAATCTTTCTTAGATAAACATTTTCAGATTCCGAAATATAATCAACGTACCCATAAACATAACGTTCATTGACCTTCACTCTCACCCAATCCCCGACATTGATCACCTACTACACCCCCCATGAAAATGATTCAAATGCGTCCTTTCCGACCTCTGCAAATGGCTAATATCGCCACTTCGTCTGGATCACGCTCAAAATGTTCAGCAAGTTCTTGCACGATCTCAAACGATGTTTTTCCATCCTTTTTCAGCTCTTTCCAAAGCCGGTCAAATTCCTGAACTTCTTTCGAATCCCAAACAAAATTGAGGTTTTCACAAGCTATATAAATGCCGTTCCTGCATTCCGTCATATACCGATTTTCAATCCCCGCAACAGCTTTTGCTTCTGATGCCAAACCGTTCATATGCTTCTGCAATCCTCCTTCTGTTTCGCTTCATACGCTCTTCAAAAGTGCTGTTTGTTCTGCAAGTACAAGGCTGTATCTTCCACACGCCTGGAAAAGGTTCTGTATATGTCCGACCGTAACCGTGGCAGTGTTTACACATTTACATCACCTTCCTACCTAAGCCTTTATCTTCTTTCTATAGTCATCCGTAAACAAATCAATAAAGTCAGATTTTTCGTACATACGGCTTGATGCACGTTTCCCGACTACTTCCGGCAATGTTATGTCATCAAAATTTGTTGTATATACTGTTGATTTTCCCTTTCTGGCATTTACAAGCTTCGTCCATTCGTTGACATGCCAGGAAATATCAGCTTGTTTATTTGTTTCTAACCCAACATCATCAATAACCATGACATCAAAACTCTTAAACTCTTCATAAAACCTTTGATAGTTTGTATCATTTCCGAATGTCTGTTTAATAAGATCGAATAGGTCAACCGATTCAATGTAAGCAGTTTTAATTCCCTTCGCTTTTGCTGTTTTGGCAATCGTCTTAGCAAGATGTGTTTTCCCAGTTCCTGTTGAGCCCATTATCAATAAGTTTTTTGTTTGCTCATTAATGATTGTTTTTGTATATTTCATTGCTGTATCTAGCGCATTTTTGGTAATCTTGTTATATGTCTCGTAATTTTTAAATCCGCAAGCATCATCTTCATCTATGCGATACCATTTGTTGAGGATTAATTGTTTCTTCCGGTTTTCCAATTCTTGAGTAATCTCTTTTGAATATTTTCCTTTCATGCAATTTGAACAAATTTCCGAAACGCAATAACTATCTTGTTTATCATCCGATATAAAGGTAAAGTACCACTTAAAAACATTCGGACGTCCACACTTAATGCATTTTTCATGTTTCATCTCAACATTTTCTATTTTTCCGGCTAGTTCTGGCCGACATTTAAAAAGTAAATGTTCAACACGATGTAACCCTAATAAATTTAGAACTGTAGTGAATTCCATACAAACACCTCTTTAGTAAGGCATTTCTTCAATCATTTTTCTCAATTCGTTATCATCTATCATTTCAGCTCTTGCCTCAGCTGCAGCTTGTCTCCTTCTGCTTTCTTCTCCTTGATCAAATAGTGACCGTTTTTTATTTGAAGGGTATTGAATTATTTTCGATTGTTCGTAACGTCTTTTTTCTTTCATGACGTCATCAACCGTAAACAATTCACGCCTGTACCAATCATTCAGAATTCGTTCTAAATATCTAAAGGGTACTTTAGGATTTTTTAAGGCTGTTTCTTTAATCGCTAGGCAAATAACTTTTTTATTTCCATTGAAATCATCTACCCATTTCCATAAACTTTCCATCTGAATTGGCGTTAATGGATAAAAGTTTTTTTCGTAAAGTGTGATCGGGTTCTCTTCTTCTTCTTTCTTTAATATTTCTTTAATATTTCTTTCTTGGGTGAACTGTAGTTCACCTGGTGAGGTGAACTCTGGTTCATCTGGTGAAGTAACATCTTCTTCTACAGGTGAACTCTGGTTCATCTGGTTACTTTTAGTTCTACTGATTACTTTCCATTCATCATAATTTTTGTTAAAAGCTATTTTTCTCGTCTGGTTAAAACTAGCTTTTTTCGTTTCGATCAAAACATTCATTTCTATTAGTTGGTTAATCGCTTCTTGGACATTCCTTTTAGAAAAACCAGTACTATTTACAAAGAAACTTACAGACAGTTCATGATCTTTCCTATTAAATCCATAAGTCATTCTCCAAACAACCATCAAAACGTTTAATTGTGTTGCTGTAAATTTTCTTTTTACGACTTCTTCTAAAATTTCATGAGCAATAGGAGTAAAACCGTTTTCTTTTTGTGGACTTGCCATATCACCTCGCCTCCCTTTAACAAAAATTATTTCTTCTTGCAAACCGCCTTCATTCCATCAATCTTAATCAGTTCCAATTCTGGATGCGTAATTTTCAAGTAACCTATTACATAACGTTTGAACAGAGAAGGGCGATTTCTCGCTCCTTCCGTCAGCCAAACGTAACAGTCAGGTATAGAAACAGGTATTTCGATCATTCAATATCAAAACTCTCCTGCTCAAAGGCGCTTGGTTTTTCTTCCTCTTTTGGTTCCTCATCTTCTGTAAGCTCAACGGCTTCTCCATCAATTGTTTCAAGTTCTTGTGCTTCGTCTGTGATATCCTTTACCTCTCTCGTTTCTTCATCTTCACTAAATGCTTTTTGCATTTCGATAGAGAGAATTCCCCATTTGGAAAGCATATTTCGTATAACGGTCTTCATCGCCATTGCATCATAATCAGATTTCCAAACGTTATTTAAGGCCGTTTTATCTTTCATTTTGTTATGTTTGATTCGATGTGCTTCGATCTGATCTTTAGTCCAATAAACGGTTTTTTCAAATCCGTTGATCAACTTAAAATAGCCACAATATCCAATAACCTTATCACTTGTAGCGCCTTCCAAGTCCAAATCAATTTCTTCCGTCAGTCTGTTCCATTTCTTTAATTCACCTTCGTAAACAGGAATCACGTTGATCGCTTTATATTGGCCGGTCCTCAATGCTAATTGAATATAGCCCTTATATCCAAGCTGGAATTGTGCAACTTTATGACCTTTTTTACTGTCGTAAAACGGGACAATCCATGCATAACCAAGATTCTTGTCTACCGGTAAATCTAAAGAAGCTGCTACCATCGCACTTGAAATAATACTCATAGGTTCGGCTTCCCTTAAATTTGGATCACCGTTATATAGATTTAGAAGAGAAGCCATAAACTGTGGCGCTTTTTTATCCAAAACTTCTTCAAACTTTTTCTTCATTGTCGGTGTATTTAGCAATGATTTCAGGCCGAGCGCTTTGGGATCCACTTGCTTTGCTACTGTATTTTGTTTATTTGCTAATTGATTTTTCAGACTGCTATTTGTAGCCATAAATTAAGTCAACTCCTTAACACTAAATTTCCGATATGTTGTATTTTTTAAAACCTCTTGATATATATTGGGGTACTTTTCCTTTAAAACCTTTGTATCTACTCGATTTTGGGTAACAGGTTTCCAATTGACTTGATAATTTTTAACAATCCCTATCTCTGCATCTTTTAATTCGTTTTTAAGCTCGTTTTCTGTCTGTCTAGCGATCTCTTGAAGCGTTTTGATTTGTTCTTTTAACTCTAAATAATGGTCCAATTTTTCCTTATAAGAGTATTCAAGATCAACAATTTTCCCAGGTTCTACCTCTGCATACCGTTCCTTTAAATACTGTTCTGCTGCCGACGATCCATCTAATGCAGGGGGAATATTCTTTTCAACGTGATTTTTCCAAAAATCAATTTCTGCCGCAAAAATCATTTCGATGAGCTCATCATCACGTTCGATCTCTTTCCAGATGAATTTTTGTCCGCCGATCAAAACTGCGAAATACCCTTTTTTGTACTCCGGACCAAGAACGCCGAGATAATGCTGTACTTGAACGATGTATGCTTCCGGGATTTCATCACCTTCCCATTCTTTCGAGAGAAAAGCAGAAGCTGTTTTGCATTCCAATATAGCTTTCTCACCGACAACGAATCTGTCGATATTGGCGATAAGGAATTCATGATGATGATGTCGAAACATCACATTTCGTTTCCGTACTTTTTTCCCCGATCTTTTTTCGAATTCTTTTGCAACTAAATCTTCCAGAAGTGTTCCAAAATACGCAGCATCATTTTGTATTTCTTGCGGAACAACCTGACCCGTTTTTTCAAGCCACAACTCGAATGGAGTTTTGTATTTATTCAAACCTAAAACTACAGATGCATCAGAGCCACCAATCCCTTTTGTTCTTGCTTCGAGCCATTCTCGACGATCCATATCAGATGTTTTAGCAATAACTTGCATACAATCGCTCCCTTCGAATATAATGAATGTAAATCGATTTGTTTTTTAGGAGCTCACTTGGCAGAGTGAGCTTTTATTTTGCAATCTTAAATTTAAAACCCAAAACATCTTCTAAATACTTTTCGAGGTTCTCTTGAAGGACGATATCGCCA